TTTTCGTCATCTGCATGCTCAAGCTCTGAGTCGTCGAAATATAAATGCTCGCTCATTGAGTCCATGTAGATCGTTGCCTCATCAGCCTCAAAGTCTGACTCCCAACTTCCATCAGAATGCTCGATAATCGGATACTCGATAGTAGCGCCATCGTTTGCGCCAGCAAGAACAAGGGAGACCTCACGAACTCTGCCGTGATAGACTCTTCCGTTGCTCTCTTTAAGCTGGTTTGCATAGATACTAAGAGCAGTGACATCACCGTGCTCAATCAGCTCTTTGGCGTTCTGGCCCATATCAGTATTGTTCAAATATCCCTCTGCCCAGAGTCCTTCCGGACGATTAGAGAGGATGCAGTGACCGATTACAGCATCTACATCCTTGTGATTGTGCATATAGACGAGCGGAACTCTTTTGCCGTCCATATCTTTGAAAGCATCCTGCTGGATAGTCCGTCCATCAGTACATCTGATGTTGTTTCTAGAGGCCCATCCTGCAAAATCGTATTTCATGTCAATTCCTCCTTAACCTGCCTTCTGTTTTGCTAAAATATCCTTAATAGCGGCAGCGTCTCCACCGCCCTCTGGAGCTCCCTGGGCAGGCTGTTGTTCATCGGTTTTCTGGTTAATGTTCTTGTTCCTAAGCTCGTCAGCACCTTCCTGAGTAGACGGTTTGAATCCGATAATCTGACGTACTTCATTCGAGGAGAGAATCTCATTTCGAGTGAATTTGTCAGCAATATCAGCCATCTGGTTAACTGGTACTAACCGGAACGCATCACGGAAGAACAGAATGTCCTGGCCTTGTGAACGAGCAGTCTGTGTAAGGAACTTCCAACGCATTGCATCGACAATTGCTGAGATAATCGGTTCTACGGTCCGGTTATGGTAGTTCAGCATTGTTTCTTCGTTGGCCGTTCCAGCAAAGACTTCTTCGGTCATGCCCAACTGGCTGTAGACCATCTTTGTATAGAATTCAACCTGTGCTAGGAGTTTGTTTTCGATAGCTCGGTTGAGCTGTGTGATGTGTTCAGCGGCATCAATGTAAGCGATACCGTATTTGGAATCGGCCAATTGACCCTCAATTTCTGCTCGTCTCTGTTCTGCGGCTAGCTTTTTGGCTGGTGACTTAAGCGGGTAAGGAAGCTGAATAATGAGATCAAGCTTACCGTTTGCGTTCTGTTCATCAATCGTATCAAGCAAGTTGAGTTTCCTGATCAGTCGCTGTAAAGTCGAATTATACTGATTCATTACAGAGTACAGCGGATTCTCAATGATTGCTGTGAATGATTTGTCAACAAAAATCTGCTCGTGTTTACCCGTATCTTCATTATAGAGATCAACCTTTACCTGGGTTGGATACCACTCAAGTACCTTGCCGCATCGGAGTTCAAGCGGATCGAAACTTCCACTAAATGGGTTTCCATCAGCTCGTGTAGGAACAACAGCAATCACACCTTCATCCATAAGCGACATAGCAACATCCTGTCTGAATGCCCTAGCCGTCTGGTCTCGATTGGCAGCAAGAGTAAAACAAGAATTAAGACCGGACTTCATGGATTCTTTGTAACGTCCATTCTCGTCCAGTCTTACATGTTCAACTCTTAATGAAGCCACATCGATGGCAATTCTGGTGTAGATCGCATTAACAAAAGAGCGCTCATTACCGTAATGGAGTCGTTTCCGGTCCGGTCTCTGAGCGCTTCCGTATTCTCGTCTAATTGTCGGGTCTCTGCCCATGAACGCATTCCAAGCATTCGTAAACCTGTTTAGTAAGCCCATAGGCAATTACCCCCATTTTGAATTAACTACAAGTCTTGTACCTTCCGTGTAAACTGCGTTGGTGTCGTCGGAGTGTTTAAGCTTAGGCAATGTATGCTTTGGCACAGTTACCTTTGTAACGGTCACGTTATGCGTTACTTTAAGTCTACTTTTTTGCTTTCGCTTCTTGGCGGCTTTATATCTATCGTATCTACCGGCAAGAGATTTCTCATACTTAGCATTAGCTTCAGACGCAGCTTCTTGATGCTTCTTTCTGGCATTCCTATAACCTTCGGCAATTACATCGTGTCCATTTACGGTATTAAAGCCTTTATCCCTAGAAGCTCTTCCGCCCTTTTTGCGAATCTCAGATGCTTCTTTTGCTCTTTGCTGATTGGCCATCCTGTTAGCTAACTGTTCTTTCTGTACGTCTTCCCTTGCAGTTTTAGTGTTTGAGGCTGCCTGTTTTTTGTATTTGCCGCCGGCTGCATCATAGATACGATCTCCAACACCAGACGGACCTTCTTTTAAAGCGGATTTAGCCTCTCTAAGAGCCGATCCGGCCTTCTGTTTCGCTCTGTCTATTTTGCCGCCAACCGAGTTTTTGTAATATTGCTGTGCCTTTTCGGTGCGGGCCTCAGCAAGCTCTTTATGCAAATAATTGGAAGAATCTAGATAGGCCGCGTTTCTCCACTTATCAATGTCTTTTTGACTATTTGTATGCTTCCGAGTATACTCTTGTGCTGCCTGCTGTGCTTTGTACTTCGTTTCAGCCAATCGTGCATTGTTTATCATCGCCTCTTTGGCATTTTTGTCTTTATGCTTATTCTCAAGAAGAGGCATATGGTTCTCGGTCTTACCATATACATCAGCCTTTGCTAGATCCCAATGGCTGCCTTCTTTTCTTCCTGCAGCGTCCTGCTTCATGCGAGCGATTTCTTTGGCAAACTTCTTCCGATAGTCATCAACAGACATTCCGGCCTTCTTAGCCGCTTCCTCGATCTTTTTCTTGGTCTCTTCATCTTCTTCTGGAGCACCACCTCCACCCCCGCCTGCACTAGCGGGAGCAGAAGCAGGACCTTTACCGGCTCTGAGATGCTTGCCCCATTTCATGCCTTTAACGCCATGATGCTCAAGGTATGGGTCGCCAGCATCGATGAAGAGTGTACCGTTTTCTACATGATACATTCCTTCCTCCTCATCAGACTGCTTGAGCACGTTTTCATACTTAGCAATCTTTTTACTTCTCATTCTTGTTCCGCGTCCTTCCCAAGCTTCGCTTACAGAATAAGTAGCATGCGTTAAACCCGAGCTAACGGCCGCGGAAATCGCAGAACCCGCTGCAATCATTGCAACGCTTGCGCCGCCAGTAGCTGCTACACTCATGCCGGCCGCTACCGCACCAAGTACTGCGGCCCCAGTGACAGCAAACGGATGCTGACGTTCGAGTGTACCTCTAATGGCGTCTGAAGAAACTTGTTTGCGCTTTAACTTCTCAATCTTCTTCTCATAGTGTTTTCTACCCTTAGGAGTTAGAGAACCGTCTTCATTCTGGAAACGTCTAACACCCCAACGCTGACCTTTAACACCATGATGAGCGAGACCATCGGAAGAATCGATGAAAAGAACCCCATTTTGAATTTCGTAATGTCTCATCAGATGGTGGTATTTGCCAGACGTAGAACTCTGCCACTTCTGACGCTCTTTATCTGCTTTATAGCGTTTCTTATAGAACTTCTTAAGAGCCTTCTTCGAAGCTTTGTCAAGCTGCTTAGCTTCTTTCTGTAATCGCTTAGCTTCCTTACGATCGTCACCGCGCTGCTGACTAATATGGTAACCATCTGCGTCGAACATATGAGAGCTATTAACTTTACGCATTAGACTAGCAGCCTTGGCTCGATTCATATGGGCCTGACGCTCTGCAGCTTGGGTTTCTGCAAGACTAGAAGACGCTTCGCCATGAAGTTTTTGAGATTTATCGTAATGGTGCCTTCCTGGGAGGTGATTGTTATCGATGGAATAGCGCTTGTAAGCCTTAGCAGAGATGCCGATCTCCTTGGCTTTCTCCTCAATCTCCTTCTCCTTAGCGGCTTCTTCGGCTTTCTTCTTAGCTTCCTCTAGCTTTTTCTTTCTGAGCTCTTCAGCCTTCTTACGCTCTTCTTCGGTCATGGCTCCACCGCCACCACCAGCTCCAAGAGCAGTACCATCATAGAGGCCGCCACCCTTACCAGCCATTAGATGCTTACCCCATTTCATACCACGAACGCCGTAGTGCTCAAGATAAGCATTATCGCTAAAGTCCATGTGTTTAATACTATTGAGAAGCTTCTGATTCTGTTTAAGCAGCTTTTCTGTAATATCTTCAGGATCAGCACCTGGCTTATTGACCTGAGTATTATACTCCTTAGCTAGACTCTCAAGCTGATTTACTTTCTTCTGAGCCTCCCTATGTTCCTGTGGGGTTCCATTCTTGTTCGGTTTCTCAAGTTTAGCCTGAGCAGCCTTAATTTGCGCCATAAGGTTATTAGACGAGGGTGCCGACTTAGGTGTAGGAGCAGACGAAGAGCTAGGCGTTTCGAAATTAAACTTTCCACCCTTCGAAAGGATCTCGATGGCTTTCTGGCCGCGAGAAGTTAATTCTCTATTCTTTTCAGAATTCTGGTCACGGTTATAGGCATCAATGTACTCCTGAAGCTTCGCATTCTTCATCGCTTTAGACGCTTGCTTCTTGGCTTTCTCCATCTGATCTTGTAAATCGGAATCGGAGTCCTTCTTTCTTACACCCCATTTTGATCCTCTTATGCCATGCCCCTTTGGTTTATCATCTGACCCATTGTTTTCAGGAGGATTACTATTGTCTTTATCTTTGGTGTCTTTGTCTTTGGTATCTTTAGAGTCTTTGGTGTCTTTGTCTTTGGTATCTTTAGAGTCTTTGTCCTTGTCCTTGGAGTTGAAGTCTATACTACCGCCGTTTTGTAAGGTCACGATGTCTGGGACTATCTTATGACCAGTTAGGGCCTCGTATGCTTTACCGACCTCTCCAACAGACTTAGCGGTTTCTCCAACAGCCTTAGCAATCTCAACACCCCTTTTAAGACGGGCCATGGTAAGCTTATCCTGCTCTTCGAACTTAGCGTTCAGTTCTTTAAGTTCTTTGGCTGTAAAAAGATCCTTGTTAGCAGAAACACCGGCTCTGGTCTTTGAGGCTTTCTCTTTTTTCTTCTCGATCTTTTTAGCTTCGGCTTTCTCGTGGTGAGCTTTAGCTGCTTTAACGGCTTTAGCTCCAGTCTTAACTCCGGCGTTAAAAGCTTTCTTAACCGCCTGTGTAGCACCCTTAGTTGCATAGCCAAGATGTTTACGGCCAGCGTTTGTCAGAGAGCCATCCTTATTCTGGAAGCGTCTTACACCCCAACGCTGGCCTCTGATGCCATGGTGTTCCAGATAGGAGGAATCACCAAGAATTAATGCGTTACCTTCTATATGCATAGTTCCTCCTACTCATTCGAACATCTCCTTGTTTACTTTGTAAGAAATATAGGCGTCCATCATTGCCGCCACGTTGTCAATCTTTTCTTCATAACGTCTCTTCAGGAGCTTTCGATTACCGTTAGTGTCTTCAAGTACAATACAGTGGCCCATACAGAAAGTCATAAGCTCTTCGTCGAATAGGAGGAGTCGATCTTCAGCCATGTCTTTCAGTTCGCCAAGCGGTACCGATTCGGTCTTGAAGCCCTGAGGAACTTTCTCGATTCCAAAGGGTCCGTTCTCAACTTCCCAACGCTGAATGAATTCCTTTGCGTTGTACGGGTCATAACCAAGACAACGTACGTCGTAACCGGATTCCTCAATGAAGTGTTCTAGATCGTCGTAGACCTCCATCATGTCGATAGTGGTGCCTTCCAAGACAACTAGACTGCCTTCCTGCATGAAGAGTCCATACTTTTCTCTTAAAGCTTTGGGGAGTTTATCGAGAGTTCGTGAAGAAATGTAACTTCGGACTTTTACACCGAAGTAGCCTCTAGATAGAGGGAATAGAAATGTTGCAGCACAGAAGTCATCACCCTGTGAAAGGTCAAGACCAAGTGCGCACGGCATGTTCCAGAAGTTCCTCCGTCTAT